TACTCCAGTTGCTGGGTCAAGAATAACGATAGTATCTTGAATAGATATAACGTTAGTAACTCCTGCTCCTACAGGGATAACAAATCCTGTTCCTGCTGCATCAACTACAACACCTGTGTAAGATATGTGTAGACGATTTTGCTCAGACCAGATAACTTGATCAGATGTCATTGGCATTTCAGCACCAACCATTTGTAAAAATCCAGATAACGTTCTGTTTCCATAACGCTCTACTTCTGCTTCGTAGATTTCTGGTAGGTACTGCTGTGCAAAGTCAGCAAAGTTTCCAGGAATACCGGCTCCTCCACCGTTATTGTTCCATTGCAAGTAATTTGTTGAAAGTAACTGCGGTACTTGTGTTGGGGTCATATCCCCAAATTGTGGTAATAAACTCATTGTTTTTAGTTTTTAAACTTTTTGATTTTTAATTTTGATGAGTCCGCTCCAGAAACAGATTTAACTTTATATGCTCCAAATTTAATTCCTTCAACAGGGGCAGCTTGTCTTGCTCCCGTCGATGGGTTTTTAGATTTGGATAGAATATCTCTAGTTGCGTCGGCTTTACCTTGCTCATAGAAATGATTTGCCATTTTATCGGCATTTGCTCCAGCATATAATGCTTTGTGATACCCTGCGGTATCTGTAATCGTGCCGTCTTCTCCAAGAAACTTCCCTATGAAGTTACTAATGTCTGACTGCTTTTCCGCTATCTGTGATGGGTTTTGTACGCCGTATCTAAACTTTTTCTCACCTAAACTGAAATCGAAACCTTCGAAATTTTCATTAAGTAATTCATTAGTCTTGGCTTTAAACTTATCGTGGTTAGCGACGTTTCTTTCCTGGTCCTCTTTATATCGATTAAAAAAGTCCGATGCTTTAGCTTGGTCCTCAGTAAGCGTTGGCGAATTCAACTTGATTTCGTCATAGTACTTATCCTTGGTCTCATTTAAAAACGTACGGGCTTTTGCAACCTCTTCTTTATACGCGAGTTTTTTTCTACGGATATCTCGCTCCTCGTCTAGGTCTTCGTCAAATGCAAAGTTGTCCTCGATCATAAATTCGATTTCTTCTGCGCTTAAGTGGGACTTAGTGTTTTTGTAATATTCTTTTACCAATACGTCACGATCCGCATCGTCGTAGTTAGTATTTAATCGCATGTAATCCTGCATGGTTCCCCCGGTTTCACGCATAAAATCAACTAGCTTTGTAACGTTTTCTGGCAACTCCACAGCTGGCGCGACTGGCACAGCGGGTGCCTCTGCTGGTTTAGCCGGCTCAATAGACTTATCGTCAACTATTTCTTTTATAACTCCGTCTCCTTCTCCTGCTCCTTCTAAAAGCGGATCCACAACCGTTATATCCTCTTTAGGTATTACTACTTTTGTTACATTACTTGGAACATCTATTAACGGCTCCTTGTTTTTAGCGGCTAGCTGCTGCTCTGTAAGTTTTGGTTTACTTTTAATTTTAAAAGTTCCCTCTGTTTTTTCACTCATGATATGATATTATATAATTATTAAATAGGTACTTATTGCGGGTTGAACTGAGATAAATCAAATCCGCCTAGGTTATCATTGCCGGCAGACTCAAAGTCTTTTGGTAATCCCTGTGTTTGCCTTTGCTCTATTAGCTGGCTTTGTTGCGATCCTTCTTTTTCAATTCTTTTATCTTTGCGATCTTCTATTTGTGCGTCTTTAGCTTTTATTTCTTGAGACTTCATCTGCGCAAGCTTTAAGTTGTATTGGAACTCTGTTGCCATCAACTCTTTTTTAATCTGTGCTTCGGTCTGCATTCTTTGCATTTCAAAGTTTGATTTAGCTTGCTCAATTGCTACCTTCTCAGCAGTCATTGCTTGTTGCTTTTGCACCTCAGCCATTGCAGCTCTTTCAGATGCTTCTGCGTTTGCCTGGGCTTGCGCTTGTATATTTTGCTGAACTAGCGCTTGCTCTCTTTCCTGTTTCTTTTTGCGCTTGAGCTTTAGCATTTGATTAGCTAGCTTAAGGTTTTTTATGGTATTAAGATCAATTGAATCCTCTATATCAATTTCTTTTGTTTGCAAAGCTATTTGTATATTTTTTTGCAATTCTGCTTTTTCTTCATCGTCTGGTTCTATTTCTAAAAATATACCAAAGTCATGCAGGTTAAGGCTTTCAATTTCTTTCAAAGTTTCCACATTAAAAGTGGATACGCTATTCATTAAAGAATTTTTAGTGAGGGGGAAGCTTAGCACGTCAGCTATTTTAAGCGAAATGTTTTCGCAGGTGCTCAGCGTTAATTGTATACTGGCATCCTGTATGTGCTTAGTAGCAACATTAGAAGCGTTGGCTGCCATTTTTTGCAAGCCAACTAAAGCGTTAGGATCTGGCATAGCCCCGTCTCTGGCTTCATTTAATCCAGTAACGTCTCTAATCATCTGCATATTATAGTTGTATGCAGTAATTAAGGATTGTATTTTAGATATACCGGAAGAGCTTGATAATTCTTGTATAGGAACCTTGCCTCTGTTCATATCCCCGTCTTGCGTCATTGATCTACCAACAACTGAACCCGTTTGAAAATACATGTTTAATGCTTCCGCTGGATTATAATTTGTACCGTTACCTAAATCAACCTCTGCTAAGCCATCAATATCTAAAAATATCCCATCAGGAACCATTCTAGATAGCACCTGCTGTATTTTTAAATGTGTTAATTGTATTACGTCAGCAAACCCAATACACTTGCTTATAAGAGACTGTATTACTCCTTTGTACATTCTAGGCGCAGCTATAGAGTAACTCATTTCTACTCTTGTAGTGTCCGCCATTGGGCGAGTCATGTTTTCAGCTAGCTTCCATTCTAACATCATGTCCGTGCCTACTATTTTGGCGCCTTGATACAATACTTCAATTGATCTAGCTACCCTTTCAAAATTATCATTTGGTGGCGGATCAAATTCGTTTGTTTTTTCAATAGCCTTTTCAAGACCATTGTCTGTCTTTTTTATTTTAAATACCTGATCCGTATAAGTTTTGTACTCGAAGTATAATACCTGAACAGTATTGTAATCATAGTTTTCAAAGCCCCGTATCATTCTACGATTGCCTGGTGATTTTTGAATTCTTTCTAATTCCTCATCAGATATGTAAGGAAATTCTTTTTTAAGTTCAGGTATGGTTATAGATTTAACCTCCCCTACGTAATATATATCATCAAAGTTTGGGTCCTCTGTATAAGACCATACGCAATAAGCAGGGTCTACGTAATCAACAACTATGCCTTCTGCCGGGTTGAACGATGTTTTAGTTATACCTATTCCGATATTAACTAAATCTTGATTTACCCTAGATCTCGTTAGATGATACTCATTAGTTGCTAACACAGTGTTAATAGCTTCTTCCTCCGCTATTTCTATAGCAGGCTTGTATTTAAGCTGCATGTGTAAATCCCTTTCTTCGGTAGATTCCGGCAGCTCCCCATCAGGAATACCTGAACGACTGAGGTCCATGGGTATAACCGCGCTGGCCTCTGCTCTAGCCTCTTTTGTCATCATGTCAAAAAGAAGGTTTTCCGCATAATCCGTTCTAGCTTTTAGCGACTCAGGATCCTGCGAGTACGCCGTTATGTCGTATTGCTTTTGGGTAATACCGTTAGCTACTATATTTGAAAACTTTGAAAGTATCGGAACTGGTTTCCAATCTAAATTCAAATAAGATAGATCACCATTGATAGCTAATTCATCTTTGTACTTCTGTACACTTTGCTCTCCTCTAGCATATAATCTAAGGTTATGAAAGTTATTCCAGTTTGACGCGTACCTATTCGAACCTGCTCCCCCGTAATTAAACCACTCTTGCTCAATAGCACGAGAAACCTGTAATCCGTATTCTAGCGTTGCTTTTTCAGCATCACTTACTACCTGATCAGGAAATGGACTATTAGTATTTGTACTTACATTCATCTATTGCATTATTTTTGAGGTGGTTCCTTTATTGTCGTATTTCTTAAACCCTAAGGAATATTTCTTTGTTGTTATAGCTCCCTTGGGACTATATCTATGTTTGTTGCATGCCATTAGCGCTAAGCCGGAGCTTATTGATGCATCATGCTTTGTTCTGTTGTTTATATCAAACTTGGCCCAGTCTTCTAATGTTCTTTGCAAATAAACATCACCGTACCCTTCTTTTGTTTGACCAACAAAATCTTCTATATAAGTTTCAATTGCTGAGGCGTGTGCTTGTTTAATATCTTCACTTGAGTTAGGTATACCACCTACTTCTCGTTCTGACACAGATAGCTTGTTGTAAGATCTATCCGGTCTATTAATACTGAAACCTCTGTATCCTCGACGCTTTAAGTAGTAAAGCAATCTAGGCTTGTTATTCTCGCATAATATTGGCATTCCGTAAAACACCATAGCCATAAGCACATCTTCAAAAAACATTTCAGCGGTTGATGGCCTAGCTATGTATTCTAAAAAGAAATGGTTAGGAGGTACGTCCTCCATTGAAAACTTAGTTAATCCGTGAAGTGCTCCGTTAGAGCCACCACCACCCACAACACCACTAATGTCGTAACTGTCACAGCCAAAAGCTCCCATGTGCTCGTTTCCTGGATATTTAATACCATTCTTTATTATTATGTTATTCTGTTGTTCTTGATTAGGAACCCAAGTAATATAAAATCTACCGTCTTTGTTCGGGTAGAACATTACTTTTGTATCTTTAATACCGTGCTCCCATTGAAAGTTTCCTTTCGTAACCATTGTATTGTTTTTTAGCTCATCGTTGTAATCTATCTGTTGATAGATCTTAGTTAAGTTAAATAACGATTGTTTAGACTCATCTCTAAAAGCGTGCTGTTCTGTTCTTGGAAATTGACGATAGTATTCGTTCAACGCATCCGGATCGTCTTTTAATCCTTCAACTTCATTTTCCCAATGATCAATGACGCC